AGAAAAAGTTTCAACACACACACACATTTCACAATGGAATACATTAAAGACATCATGAATGTCCAAGGCTCTATCGCTAGTTTCGGCGATGGGTTAGTCTATATTAGAAACACACTCAAGCTCAGCTTCGCTCGAGCAGAAAAAAAAGATGACGTCAAGTCTGATATACAACATGATAGATCAAAAGCTATCATAATAGAAGGCACAAAAAACCTATCTTTAGGGGACAAGGGTGTCATTGAACAAGTATATGGTGCCCGCTTTGAAGAACGAAACCCTACGAAGACCCTAGCAAAAGGGACAATATATGGCGTACCGCAACGTGTTAGAACAGACTTCTCTCAGCACTCTCACTACGGTATGAACCCACAATACTTGGACGAGGACGGTGTTCCCAACTACGTAGCTATTTCAAAGAGGTTTCGAGAATTAGCTGACAACGTAGAACTTAAAGAACAACGACTAAACAGGTTTTTTAATTCTGTTGTTGTGAACGACTTCTATGATAATGCAACAGCCCTTATGTATGCACTACTTGTCAAATTGCATGTGTATAGAATGTTAGAAAAATTGAACAAGTATGATTATGAGTTAGTGATGCGCCCTGAGCAAGTCGAGACCATAATAGACGATGATTGGAATGTTATGTACACAAGACTTATTGAGTTTTTCAAACATAACCATATAGGCTTTGGTATGTACAAAGCGGACCCTGAGACACGAAACCTATTGAATAGCATGCGAGCGTGGTATGCCGCCTTACCCCCACGATTCATATTGGACAACAACGGTCAGAATGTTGAACAAGCTGTCTGGCATGCACATAGGTTTAAATATAATACTAAAGTTATACACATGTATGAGTATAACGATGGTCACAGTAGAAGTGGCCCTCATTTTGGAGAAGAGTTTGGTTTCATTGAGTGTCGCTTTAGGTACACCGATAGTCATAAAAAGTATGAATTTGACCAAGGCGGTATTCTGGAATGTGACAAATTTGCTTTGCCCGCCAATGAACAGGCAATTGATAGATACGGTACTGTGTATGGTTATATCAATGGTAGCGGGTTGCAAAAAA